TTACCGAGTTTGAATATGCTAGCCCTTAAGGGCTGGAATATTTCAGATTTAGTAATAATTTCTGTCAGTGCTTCAGTGATGACTATCGCAATAAAGAACTTGATAATAAGCATTCCCTACTCACCTATTTGAAGGTTAGTTTAATTAAAGATATACCCCACTCCCCGAAAGGAAGTGGGGTATTTTCCTATATTATAAACTACGATCGATGATGCCCATACCCATCATTCTACTGTCAAGACAAGCAAAACCAAGTTCTGCCCAACCGAAGAAACCTTGTTTCTGTACACGGAGCAGAGTCGGGTCATCATGTGCTTCATATTCCTTGCGAATAGGCATAACAAGAGAATCATTAACACTGAGATCAAAACCCATAACCTGGGTCTCTCCCAGAGTACCAACAGTTCCGTCAGCAGACGTTACGTTGGGATTCTCGATCTGATAAGCATTATATTGCTCGCTGCTGTCAGCAATGAACTTACCGAACGCAGAAGAGTTACCATTAATGTTATACAGACCAGTAGCACCGAGGTGCTGAATTTCATGTAGGCGTACGTTCCAAATAGAACCCATACCAGCAGCCTGGAAAATCTCACGGCGTGTTACAGGGTCAATATCAGTATCTGTCCACTCACGGATGTCGGCAGCATCTTCTGGAGATACATACAGATCTGTGAGGGTACGACCGATGCGTTTGAAACCTACGATCATCTTATTGATGAGCTCTTTAGAAAGGTAACCGGCACCTGTGGAGCTAGGGGCGATCTCATAAATAGGAGCTGGGCGGGAGCCAAGAAGGCCTTTACCAGTAAAAGAAGATGTAGCAGCAGGCATAATTACACGCCAACCACACTCTTCCTCGTAATTTGCGAGGTCTTTAGCTGCACGAGCGGCTGCTCTCTGAGCAATGTCGATACGGGAGTCACGAGCGTACGTAATCTTCCAATCGGCTGAAGCGTCGATTGTGAAGGTAGGTACGTAAACTTCTTCTCCGATACCTTCGATAAAGTTCTGTGCTACGTAACCAAGTCCAGGAAGAACCCATACTGGGATCTCGAAGTCTTCGGCTACAGGGTACACAGCTTGAGCACCTGGGGCCAATCTCTCAACTGCAAAAAGCTGACGCATGATTGATTCAAGTTCAATCTTCTGCAGGATTGGAGTTGTTAGGGCTGCAGCAAACGCACGGTAAGCAGCAAGACCTTCAGGTGTATGAATGTTAGCTGTTTCGCGAAACAGCTCTTGCATTTCTTTGAGTTCCATAATTTACAACTCCTCCTAAATAGTAGTGGATGCACTATTTAAGTGCTTTAATCCATATTATTTAAATTATTATACTAACAGTTTAACTCTGATTGGGTACAGAGTGGTGTTGTTAATAGTGGCTGTACATTTAGCAATGCTAGCACCCTTAACAACGCGAGCCACTACTACTTGCCCAATTGGGTTCTCTGCGTCTGTACCGGTACCACCACCGACAGTATTGTTTGTAAGTTTAGCTTCATCTACAGCTGGGTACAGACTCATACCCGGAGCCATCTTAGCTGTGATCGTACCAGCTTCGGCACCTGTACATGTGTAATGTACCGTATCCCAAATACCAAGGTGAGCAACACCAGCAGGAACAGATTTTGTTCCTGTAATGCTGCCAGACGCATTGTATAAAGGCTGAGCAATAGCATCGCTGGAGCCAAGGTCGCCAGGCATATAGAATCCGGCAGGATGTACTTGATGGTAACCAGTTTTAACTTTCTGCATAAGAAGCCCAAAAGGTGCTTCGGTAACTCCAGCAGCCATTTTTTTAACTACGGGCTCTTCATTTGTTGCAGCAGGATCAAGATAAACAACAGAACCTGCGTAGGCGATAACTCCCCCGATTCCGGCTGCTCCAGTTCCAGTCTGAGATGCATAGCTGCAAAACTGGTTTTCTACGACAGGATGTCTTGGAATAAACATATCCTTTTTCCTCCTATAAATCTATTATTATTCAGATTTGTTCCATTTCTTTGCCATTTTCTCAGCAAGGGCCTTACCAAGACTTTGATATCTTGCGACGACGTCTTTGCTGGGTACGCTCTCAAAATTTAGAGCAGCGGCAGCAGCCTGGCCGGGAGTAATATTCGCCGGGGCTGGTGTTTCGTCTTCATTATCTTCGGAAGCGTCTTCAGAAGCGTCTTCAGAATCAGAATCGGAGCATTTCTCTTTGTTCTTGCCCTTTTTCTTTTTCTTCATGTCATCTTCCATGTCTTCTTCGTCTTCTTCATCTTCTTTCTTCATCATTTTCT